TGTTCCAGCTAAACCTGATGCAACTACTCCAAGAAGATTTGCTGCGCCGGGAGTTTTTGCCGAGCTAAATGGTGCAGACGAAACGGGATAGAAGGAGAACATTGCTGAACTCCTTCTTTAATTTATTAGCCGTAGATAATAAATCCCCATCCTAGATTAGCTAGGTACTTCAGCCCACATCAAGGAAACGTCAAACGTAGCAGCGGTAGTCGTTGCATACAAACCATATGCTAGGTAGTTACCGGGAGCAAGAATAATCAGTCCTTTCACGTCATCTACGAACAGACCAACAGTCTGGGTAGGTGTAGTGGTCGTTGTACCGATTGAAACAGAAGGGGCCACCAAAGTAGATGCAAGCGCACCCGTGTTAGCAACGTTAACCATACCGTATGAAACGGAACCTGTGTTCTGCTGTGAATACATCGAACGAGAAGCAGTCTGAGTTCCTGAAACCGCAGCAGTGGTTTGGTTAGCCATCCAGAAGTTAAAATCGTTAGAAGTTGCAGCAGTACCAGTGGTTTTAATGCCAACACGGGCTTGCAGAATAACGATATCAGTACCGGATGTTGCTGGGTTATAAATACCGATTGCTGGAGTACCAGCAGCACCACCAGTGAAACCAGTTAAGTTAACGTTAGTGGCAGACAAGGTAAACACTTTGTTTGCTTTTACTAATGAATAATACTGAGGGGCTAGTTCTGATACAAATGCCTCGCCGAAAGTACCACCGGGGTTATTGGGTGTACCTGCGGTTTGACGTGATGAAGGCAATGAGCCTACTTGATTCTGAATTAACATAATGACTCCTAGTTTGTCATGTTGTTGAGGGTTGAAGCAGGGTTGAGATAATCCGCTAACATATTATCAGGTTCGTCAGCGGAAGAACGGATACCTGCCATTAGTTGCTCTTCATATTTATAATGCGTTAGCACACGAAGAGTTCCTAATATCTGTGTCAATAATTCTTCTATTGATTGTTGTCCAACTTGAGTCGGTGCGCCGCGAACATACTGCATACCGACACCATCCGTCTTAACTGCACGAATAGCGCTTGTTTGATCTATACCAGATATTAATGTTGGATTAGGTGCAGTTCCACCTTGAGCATTAAATGCAGCATTTGCCGTACCGTTGGGGTTAATTGTTTGGTTGTATCCACCCAACTGAGCGCCTTGCGGAAGGTTTACAGAAAAGTAAGTTTGATATGAATTAAATGGTATTTGACGTAAATAAATTGCTAGATCAACAGTTGTTGTCGTAGTTGCCGTAAAACGTATATAACGTGCTGCAACAGGAATTGCATACATTGCTTGTGAAAACACAGCTTGTGTATAAGGAGAAGGAAACGATTGCTGGTTTCCTAATAACTGTACAGCAGATGCTGGAGTAAAGTTAACGTTATCGTTACTTTGATCTAAGAATACATATGATCCAAGAGTTTGCTGTTGAATTAATATAGTCTGATACCCAGTTGTATCTAAAATATATTGACCGCCATTAATCAATTCAATTTCAAGTGCAGCAGGCGCATCTGATGGAATTAATGCATTGCTTGCATCTGTCTTTAATGTTTGCTGATTAAGTGAGCGCGTGTTGATGGCAAGACCTGTACCATCAGTCATTACCTGCTCAAGTAGGTTTATCCCGGCAAAGTCTCCCGCAGGATCGCCAGAAACAAACACGCTAATAGGTGCATCATTGGTTTGAGCATTAGCCAATACTGGATCAGCAACAGGTAACTGTGTTCCGTTAGTTGGTCCAATAGGTTGTGTTGTCCCGTTATTGTTAAACCCAATAACGTCACTAAAAGATGGAGCTGCTAAACCATTACCGCCCTGCGTAGCTGTAGGTACTGTACCGAGAAAAGACATTAGGTCACCTCAATAGAAGATATGGTTACATCCACTGCCGGAGAGGAAGTAACCTGTACCTGATAATTGTATGGTACTACAATTCTTGCAGCGTTTAAAATATCAAGCGAGTTACCAGATGGTATCTGTACATTCTTAATAATGTTAGTAGTTACTGTTGCGCCATTATTAATAAGCGTAACTGTAGCAGTCGCAGATACTGTATTTGTATTAGCAAGCAAACAACCAACCATCGTTGCTTGAACAGTTGAAGATGTTACTGGCTGATAGCAGGTGGTTGCCGTTGTTACGTTTGCTTTTTGAGCGGAGATATAATTGATTGGCATGTTATGAACTCATCGATGTTGCTAGTGCTATGTTATTAACACCGACTCTAGTATTAGTCGGACCAAATGGAATTAGGCAGTTATTCGCATTATCAATAATTGTTGTACTCATTGCTGCGTATGTGATGTACACGTACATCCCAACTGTTTTAGTTATAGATGCGCCGCCATTAGATGAAGCCATAACTCTAATTGTTGTAATGGTCCCAGATGGAATAAAGTAAGCGCCCACACCTGTTTCCCAGTTTGTTCCATCAGTGACAGTATAATATAACTGGTAACTTGGATTTATGTTAAGGGTTGAGTATGTAAAAACAACAATACCTTGAGCACCCGTTCCAGACAATGGAGCGTTATTTGTAGAATTATCAATATTTGGCGCTCCACCACCACCATACAAGCCACCGGCCCCTCCTTGCTGCGATCCAAAAGCTAAATACTCAGAGGAATTAAATCCGCCGCCGCCGCCGCCTGATCCAGCAGTTGCAGAATTAGATGTTTGTATCCAAAATGTTCCTGCTCCGCCATTTCCGCCTTGTTGAGATGTATTGGTAGGAGCAGCAGCTAGGAAACCTCCACCGCCGCCTCCGCCATTTACTCCAGCTCCAGCATTTACACCGGTTCTTGCTCCAGCTCCGCCTGTTTGACCAGTTGAAGCACCGCCTGCCCCTCCTGAAGTACCGACCGCGCTTATGTTTGTTCCCGCTGTACCCGGTGCAATTAATGTTGCTCCAGATCCACCACCGCCTCCACCCATTCCGTAGGATGATCCTGAGACAGTAGAATAACCTCCATTCCCTCCAGCACCGCCGGGTCCGGCTGCTCCACCGCCACCTCCTTGTGAATAGGCTGGATTACCTGATACTTGAGATGGACCGTTTCCTCCAGAATATTTTATATCTCCAACGCTTGCAGATGCTTGCCCACCTTGAGCAACAGATGCGGAATTTAATCCGGCTCCACCACCTTTAGCTAAAACGCCCGTTGAACTTGAACTTGGAGCAGCGTTAGAAGTATTAAACCAAGTATCTCCGCCGGGATTTCCATCTCCCTGTCCAGAGGGTTTACCACCTCCAGCACCTATATTTACATAAACAGTTTGGTTTACAAGCAAACCGGTTATTGAGGTTGATTTTGCATATGCTCCACCACCAGCTCCACCGGTAACCGTATTAAATCCAACCTGCCCACCACTTCCTCCACCTCCAATTGCCTCTACAGAAATTAATGCCCTAAAATCAGAAGGAATTGTAAAAGTTGAACCAGAAGTAATAAATACAGCTTTAGTTTGATATTGTGGAACATAAAACCCAGAAAACCCAGATACAGTTGTTCCACTAACGGTTAATGTATCTGTTCCATTTGTTGCTGTTACAATCTCTTGAATTCTGTCATATGTATTAAATGCATATGGAACTTGTGAAGTTACGATTGTTCCTGTAATACCTTGTCCAGTAATGCTTGACTCAGGAACAATATAAAACTGTCCAAGGTTTGCGGATGCTGATACCCCGGATAAGTAAACCACTAGACCGATGTAACTATTTATCGCACCTGCCTGCCCAGATGAAACAACGCCAGAAATTTGTAGCGTTATGTTTGATCCAACAAATCCAGTTACAGAATCAGAAGATACGGAATATATATAAGGACTATCACCACCAAACTGCTTTACCACACCAGCTAATCCAGATGCAGATACAGACGTCACCTCATCCTTAGCAGCATACGTAAATACAACTATTCCTTGTGCGCCAGCTCCAGACACAAGTGTTGAGAAACCGTTAGCGGCAGCACCGCCTGCGCCATATAAACCACCATTTCCAGCAATAGTTGCACTAGATACGTTTTGACATGGGCCACCACCTCCGCCTCCCGAACCAGCGGTTGCAGAGTTAGATGTTTGTATCCAATACGTTCCAGCTCCGCCATCTTGTCCTTTGTCTCTTGACGGTGTTGCATCAGCAATACCGCCACCGCCACCGCCACCATTTACTCCAACAGTGGCATCTGAAGAACTTGTTGCTCCGGCTCCACCAGTTTGACCTGTTGAAGCACCGCCTGCTCCCCCAGCGCCTGTTCCACCATTTGCTCCGGCAGTTCCGGGCAATGTTAATGTCGCGCCTGAACCGCCTCCACCAGCACCTTGCCCATTAAATCCACCTACAGTAGCATATCCTCCTGCACCACCTGCACCACCCGGTCCAGCAGCACCACCTCCAGCTCCACAAAGGTTTGGCGGTGAACCAGTAGATGGCCCATTGCCCCCAGAATATTTTACATCTCCAACGCTGGCAGAGGCTTGACCGCCTTGTGCAGCAGATAAAGAGTTTAATCCGGCTCCACCACCTTTAGCCAAAACGCCCGTTGAACTTGAACTTGGAGCAGAATTGGAAGTATTAAACCAAGTGTCTCCACCGGGATTTCCGGGGTTATCAGTACCTACAAACCCACGAGTAGCAGCAGCGCCGCCACTACCGATGTTTACATAAACAGTTTGATTGGCAGATAAACCAGATACTGAAGTTGATTTTGCATATGCTCCACCAGCTCCGCCTCCAGTAAATGTATCAGTACTACCAACGCCTGCTCCACTACCCCCGCCTCCAATGGCTTCGACAGAAATGAGGGTATTAAAATCGGAAGGAACCGTGAAGGTTGTTCCAGACGTAATAAATATGACTTTAGTTGCCATATTTATCTACCTATCATGGAGAGAGCTAAAGCTATATTCCCGATGTTTGCATTCGTGTTTGTAGGACCAAACGGAATGTTGGTGTTATAACTTGGATCAGTTACAACTGATTTAGATGCTGGATAGTCACACCATACAAAACTACCAGCCGTTACAGAGATTAATGCACCTGAATTAGAAGATGCAAAGATTGTATCTCTGGATAGAGTATTGCTACCTGAAGTATATGTCCCCTGCCCAACTTCCCAGTTCACATTATCAGTGATGGTGTAATACGTAACATTACCATTGCCTATAGCAGCAGAAAACGTCTGAAATCCGGTTTGCGCTCCACCGAGCGTAATTGTCCCAGTCCCAGTAGTTTGGGTTGTTTCCTGTACTCTATCGGCAACTACAAATGCCATATATTACCTATTAGGTTGTCTGTAGACGTACTAATGCGGTTGTAGATGCATTTGATGGCATTGTTAGCGTAAATGTACCAGCAGTTACTGTTTGCGCACCAAAGGTAAATACAGCAACAGCAGCATTAGACTGAGATGAGTTATACAACAACATGGTGTCAAACGAAGTGGATAACGTAACGTTTGTGTACACAATGTTTGCAGAAGGAGTCCAGTAACCTACGCCAGCCGTTACCGAAGTATTGGTTGAAGTGGGGTTCACGGCGTTGGTGACAGTTACGCCACCAGCAGTGTAGTTGGTTCCAGATACTTCGTTTACACCATTTACCGTTGTCGCATATGCTGTAACAGATGCGCACATACATGTAGTGGTGGTAGTTCCAGAAGTGGTTACATAAAGTGCTGCCTTGAATGTATCTGCGGTGGTTGCAGATCGTGCAACGTTAGCGCTTGAAAAGTTATGCGTTGCAGACATCAATTGACTAAGAAACGATGAACACATCGATTGTGTATTTGCCATGATTTTATCCCATTAAAGCAGTTGTAAAGTCCGTAAACGGAGTCTTCTTCAGGGTGACATGTACGGAACGATGTACAAGCTCTCCGTCTAAATAATACTCATCCCACGTAGTATGCTCATCTTCATTATCAATGTTTCCTGTTTTATATTCTAACAGTGAATCATCCATATCGCCTTTCGTTGTGGTAATTATAGCCATATATGTCCTCTTTTATAGCCTGATTAATGCGCTTGTTGGAGTATTTACTGGTAACTGTACAACAAAGTTTGGTCCTGCATTTTTGTCAGAACCCCAGTTTAGCACTGCTATTGAGTTATTGGTTTTACTTGAATTGTAGAGCAAAGCGCCCCTACAAACAAACGATACATTAGTCCAAGTTACGTTATTAAAGCTTACATAAACAATGTTGTTTTGTGTATCTGTATTGATCGTAACGCCTGTGACAATATTTCCACCTGCGGAGTAGTTTGTACTACTTACTTCGTTGGCTGATGTATATGTTGTTGTGTTTGCATTAAGCGTTGCGCTTCCGGTGTATAACGCCAAATACAAAGAATCCGTTAAAAGGTTTTGAACCCCTTGAAGAATGTCCGATTTAAACTGGTTTGTGATCGTTTGCGTAATCATATAACTTTATATTTTGGCAATCCATTACGATAAGCATCGCCCTGTTCTTTCGCATCACCTAACTGTTTGAGCAATGCCATAGCATCGTCTGCTCGTTTTTGATATTCCAATACAGTGTCTTGCTCACCTTTGATATATGTAACCGCTTCCATCAAAGAGTAATTTAGCAATGCAGTATCAAAATAATTTCCTAACCACGTCTCACCAGTTTGATTAAGGACAGATTGTACTTTTGCCAAAATAATACTTTGCTGAATTGTTGGGCTACCGTTTGTATATACAGAACCGTACAAGTAATCACCAACAACAAACCCTGTGCCAGCATTAAGCAATTGAAGTGTTACGACTCCGCTGTTATCTACAATCACATTTGCTAGTGCATTACTACCGCCTCTAGCTGGAACGTTTTGTGCATTAGCTGAAGTAGTCAATGTAACGTTATAGTAAGTTTCTCCGGGCAACGGATTATCAGCAAATGCAGTTGGGTAAACAACAATATATGAACCAATTCTTGCTTGAATAATTGAATCTGGATAAGAATTGTAATGCAATTCCATTGTATAAACTTGATCTGGCGTTGGACCAAGTATGTATGTCATAGCATTAGGGTTAGATGTTTGCGGACCAAAGACCGCATAGTATTGAGGCAATCCTGTTGTAACAGGATAATTAAATGCCTCTCGAATAAAGTTTACGTC